CGGTGCGCCTAGCCTCATGTGATGACTAACGTGAAGTGATGCTGGGGTCAGACATCGTGCAGCGTCTAAACGTCATAAATACGAATGGTGTCCACTTCAACCCTGTGTCCGGCAACCAAGAGCGACTTGCTCTGAACTGTGGGGAACACAAACCCCAGACCTCACATGACACTGAGAGCAACCGAGCCTGCGAGGGCGCTAGTAACATCAACCACATGACATCCCCATACAACGACCCCACATACAAAGCCAACCGCAAACAAATACTTAGAGATGGCAAAGCAACTATCTGTGCGCTATGCGGTAAGGCAGGTGCATCAACCGCAGACCATATAGTGCCGCTCATGTTCGGTGGCGACCACTCGCTTGAGAACCTTCAGCCGGCCCATCAGTCTTGCAACTCCAGAAAAGGTGCAGTACAACAAAACAAACGAGCCGCTCAGCAGAACCAAGCACGACAACAGACTCGACCCAAGAAAGACCCCCAACCGACTCAAAAAACGAACAACATGGATTTTTTTCCAACTAAGGCAGAAACCCCGACCCTTATTTCCTCCATCTTTTTGGAGAATGAGAGCGAACTGGCCAGAACTGAAGAGATTGTTGAGGTGGATTGGCGTGTTGGCCGTGAACAGCCGAGATTGGAATCGGTGGGTGTTGGGGCTGAGTCTTATGGGCCTTTAGTTGCTCGCTGGGCTGAGCGGCATATGGGTATGACGTTGATGCCTTGGCAGGTTCATGCGTTGTCTGGGCAACTTGCTCATGAGGATGGGGTGTTGCAGTTTCGTGAGTCGTTGGTCTCAACAGCCAGACAGGCCGGCAAGAGTGTGGCTCTTCAGGCGTTAATTGGCTGGTGGATTACTGAGGGTGCAATCCTGCGTAAACAGCCGCAATCAGTTATGAGTGTTGCTAACAAACTTGACCGTGCTGAGGCCATCTTTCCTTTGCTTGCAAACATTCTGTGTGAGTCTTTCAACGGTAAGAAATTGGCGGCTATTGGACGTAAGTCTGTTGAGATGCCTGACGGGTCTCGCTGGGAAATCCGTGCCGCTACCAAGAGCCTTCACGGCGGTTCTCATGATTTTCGTCTGCGACGAACTTTTTGATATTGACTCAGAAGTTGTGGATTCGGCCCTGCGCCCGAGCCAGATTGCCCGTAAATCTCCACTGCTCTCCATGTGGTCTACAGCCGGCGACCAGAACAGCGAGACCATGATTAAGTTACGTCAGCAAGCCATGGCCGATATAGATAACGGGGTTCCTAGTTTGTTCTATTTCGCTGAGTGGTCAATGCCGTCTCATCTGGCACCTCTCGACGAAAAAAACTGGCACTGGGCTAACCCATCTTTGGGTACCACCATCACAATTGACGCTCTAAAGGCCGTGTCCAAAAAAGATTCCTTCTTACGTGCGCATCTCAATCAGTGGATTACAGCACGTGGAGCATGGCTAGACCTTGGCATCTGGGAGAAAAATGAGACAGATATCCCTATGCCAGATACCGGCATCTCGTATTTAAGCGTGGATTCCAGCGTTGATGACGCCAGATTTGTAGGGGTTAGGGCCTCTGAAGTTGATGGCACAGTCATTGTCAAGACCGAGTTCGTTACTGAAACGGAGGCTGATATGTGGGCCGCCATTGCTCGAGTTATGCACAACCCAGAGGTGCAACTGTTGATAACTCCCACGCTTGACATCCACGTACCGTTGTCTTTGCGCCGGCGTACAACCATTACTGGCTATTCAGAACTAACGAAGTACACAACTTTAGTGCGGTCAATGATTCACGAAGGCCGAGTTAAACACCACGGGGAAAGCCTCTTGGCTGACCATTGTTCAAGAGCCGTACTGGTCAAGACCCCCACTGGCGCTGTTGTCAGCAGTCAAAAAAGTCCCGGCCCAATAGAACTTTGCCGAGTAATGATTTGGGCTGTGGCTCAAGTATCCAAACCAAAGCAAAAGACAAAGCCCATGATGGTCATCGTTGGTGGCTAAACTGCTAGCGGTATTGCTCTGGGCGTTGTCGGGATGAGCAGGGCAGTACCACAATTCTCATACTGAAAGTGGCATACTTCCATCATGGCTCTGTTCGATAAAAAAGTTACCAAGGCCGCTATCAGCCCAATACCTGAAGTTCAAGCGGCTGTCGGTTATGGCAGTGCCAAGAACTATGGCGGTGCCAACATGATTGGTGATTTCTGGGCGTATCAACAGGGTGAAGCCAGAGCGGCCGCCATGCAGGTGGCGACCATCTCACGCTCAAGAGACCTCATGGCCTCAGTCATTGCTTCAATGCCTTTAAAGATGTACAGCGAAAAGTGGAACGAAGTTGATGGCGAAATGGAAGAAGTGCCATTGGCTCCACGTTCGTGGTTACGCCAGCCAGACCCAACTGTCACATACCCATTTCTCATGGCATGGACATTTGATGACCTCCTGCATTTTGGTAAGGCCTACTGGTACATCACTGCACGTAGCCAAGATGGCTTTCCTTCAGCGTTTACTCGTATCCCTGCTGGCTCGGTCACAACTCCAGACAACCCACAAAACATTGCTTTTGGGCCATCTAAAGAAATCATGTTTGCCGGCAACTTCCTGAAGACTGAAGATGTTGTCCAGTTCCTTTGCCCAATTGAAGGCATTGTCTACAACGGTCAGCAAACAATTGCCACAGCAATAGCAATAAATGAGGCCCGTAGGCGCAATAGCACAAGCGCAATTCCTGCCGGCGTCCTTTCCCAGACGGGAGGCGAACCGTTGTCTGCTCAAGAACTTGCTGACTTGGCCGCACAATTCAACACTGCTCGAGCCACAAACCAGACAGCCGCATTAAACGAGTTTCTGAAGTATGAGCCAACCACAGCAACTCCAGACAAGATGATGCTTATTGAATCGGCTAACTACTCAGCGCTTGAAGCGGCCAGATTATGCTCCGTGCCTCCTTACTTAGTCGGGGTCAGTACTGGCGCATACTCATACCAGTCATCAGAACAAGCCCGTGCAGACCTTTATATCTTTGGTGTTCAGCCTTATGCGCAGTGCATTGCGGCCACATTGAGCATGAATAACGTCCTTCCAAGGGGGACGTATGTTTGTTTTGACACGGATGATTTTCTTGTCGAGAACGAAATGGCCGACACAATGAACCAAAACCAACCACAACAAAACACACAGGAACAGATAGCAGAATGAAACTTAATCTCTCAGCCGGCTTTGCCGTAGACCTAGAAGCCGAAGCAGGCTCAGCCCCTACTCGCCAAATATCGGGAATAGCGGTGCCATATGACGTGCCGGCCCGAGTGAGTGACGGCACCTTGGTGCAGTTCTCACAAGGTTCTTTGCCAGTCGATGGCAAGGCTCCAAAAATGTTTATGTATCACGACTCAAGCCAGCCCGTAGGTCTGGTCACTGCACGTACCGAAACCCCCCAAGGCATGATGTTTACTGCGTCAATAGTAAATACTCAGGCTGGTACGGACGCATTGACCATGGCCTCGGCCGGCGTTCTTGATTCGGTCTCAGTTGGCGTCAATGTTCTGGAGAGTTACAACGACAAGAACGGGACAATGATTGTCACGGCCGCTCAATGGTTGGAACTGTCACTTGTCCCAATTCCAGCATTCTCGGGAGCGACCGTAGAATCCGTGTTTGCATCAAATGAATCTGTTACCATTCCAGAAGAGGCACCCGATGAGCCTGAAGAAACCGAACCACAGGAGAACCCAGTGTCAGAACCAATCATCGAAGCCTCAGCCCCTGAGTCAATTCCAACCTCACCTCTTTACGCTCAAGTCGCTCGAGAATTCAGTCTGCCAACCGCAGGTGAATTCATGGCCGCTCTCCACGCTGGTGGACAGACTTTTGCAAACATGAACAAGGCAGTTGCTGATTACACAGCATCAAAGCGCACAAACATTCAGGCCGCCGCCGGCGATGTGATTACAACCGATACGCCGGGCCTCCTTCCAGTGCCGGTGCTTGGGCCTCTGGTACAAGACCTAAATTTTCTGAGGCCTTGTGTTGAAGCGCTCGGCGTTCGTGCGTATCCAGACTCTGGACAATCCAAGACATTCGTGCGTCCGACCATCACAACTCACACAAGTGTGGCCGCACAATCAACTGAACTGTCAGCAGTATCAGCAACGACAATGGTCATTGCGTCGAACTCGGTCACCAAGACAACTTTGGCCGGCCAAGTTACGTTGAGCGCACAAGACATTTCGTTTACGTCACCTGCCGCTATGCAGTTGATTTTGAATGACCTCATGGGTGAATACATGATTGCATCTGACAACCTTGCCGCTGACAACTTACTTGCGGCCGCAACATCATCTGGTGTGTGGGACTTGTCAGTTGCTGACTTGCTTAAGAGCGTGTACGACTCAGCAGTGGACATCTCGAACGGCCGTAACTGGACACCAACACACATGTTCGTCTCACCAGACGTATGGGGCCAACTCGGACAACTTGCAGACACCACTGGTCGCCCAGTGTTCCCATTTATTGGTGCAGGACTTACAGGTCAGAACGCCCTTGGAAACGCATCAGCGTCTTCATGGAACGGAAACCCACTTGGGTTGCAGTTAGTGGTAGATTCAAATTTTGCGGCCAAAACTATGGTCATTACAAGAGTCGGTCAGGGCCAAGGCGATGCTTTCGAATTTTATGAGGCTCCTCAATCTCTCATGAGTTTTGAAAACCCATCAGTTTTGGGACGCACAATGAGTTACCACTCCTATGTTTCAACTTTCGCAAGTATTCCCGGCATGATTCGCAAAATCACTCAGGCTTAGTCCGAAAGGCGGTTAGCCGCCAATGGCTATATACGAGATTAACTTTCACCAACGCATAGACAACTATGCAGTGGTTCAAACTCTCACAGAGAATGAAGTAGCAGTTGGTGAGTCAATCACTGTTGCAGGTCTTGGGCATGGGTTAAACGGTACGCATACTGTTTACGCCCAGCCCCAGTACCTATACATGGGTACTGACTCTGATGGCAATCTCATATTCGATGCTCGTATACCTATCCCAAATCAGGTGATGTACTACGACGCTGATGCAGACCTTGACCGCACGGCCGCCATCCCCACAGGGACTTTAACTTATACCCAGACCTGCACATGGATTACAGCCGAACAACTCAAAACATATCTGTCAGTAGACATTACAAACCCCAGTGATGACTACACACTGCTCACACAATCTGTATCAGCGGCCAACGCTTTCTGCTGGAGACGCAGGCAAGAGTCCGGCTACACGGGCGACAGTTTAGGAACCAGCCCCTCGGGTGACGTAACGATGGGCGTACTAATGTATGCGGCTTCTGTGTGGCGCTCCCGTGGCTCTGTGCAAGACACCTTTGCTACGTTTGATGGAATGGGCACTGCAAGCGTCTCAGCGATGACTCCAATGATTAAGCAACTACTTGGCATCTCACGCCCACAGGTCGCCTAGTGGCTTACACAGACCTTCTGAACGAGGCTATAGATGACGTCGCCGCCAAGATAGCAACCATCTCTGGACTGAGGGTCGTGACAGACCCAACCAAGATTGTTCCTAATTGTGTCTTTGTCGATGCCCCGTCGTTTACGACCTTTGCCGGCAATGGCAACATTCTTAACGTGACATTCCCAGTCAAGGTTCTTGGCTCGGGGCCAGCCAACCTTCCAGTGCTACGCCAATTGTTAGACATCACTGCCAAGGTCATCTCAAGCAATGTCATAGTCATGAATGGTCAGCCCACCTCATATCTCATTGGTGGTGCAGAATACCCGTGCTACGACCTAGTAGTATCCATACAAGCACAGACAGCGTAAGGCAGGCCATGTACACAATCATTTCTCCAAGACTCGGAACCGTAGGCGACAAGTTCGTCCCGTCTGAAGGCATCAACATTGAAGCGCTTATTGAAGCCGGCTTTATTAAATCCGACAAACTATCAACCAAATCTGCTAAAACAGAAGAAACATCTCCAGAGGAGTAACCCACATGGCTACCAGCACATACCTTTCTAATCCATCACTCACTGTCAATTCAGTTGATTTGTCAGACCAGACAACCTCAGCAACCCTGACCGTCAAATACGACGCTCTTGAAAGCACAGCCTTTGGCGGTACTTCCCGTGTCTACGTAGCCGGCCTTGGAGACCACGAACTCACAGTCGAACTCTTCATGTCCTATGCGGCTACAGAGACCTACGCCACTTTGGCCGCTCTTGTAGGCACAGCAACTACTGTTGTCATGAAGCCAACGTCAAGCGCTGTTGGTGCAACCAACCCATCATTTACCTTGACCGGCACATACCTTGAGGCTTTGCCAGTCATCGACGCCACTCTGGGCGAACTCTCGAGCATTTCGCTCACTTTCCGTGGTGGCGTTTACGCCGCCGCAATCGCATAACAAAACCAACAAGGGAAACCCGACATGAAATTAGAACTCCGTGCTGACATGGGCGAAGGCCCGTTTACTGTTACTACCAACCTCTGGTGCGTAACCCAATGGGAACGCAAGTTTAAAACCAAAGCGTCAGAGATGGCCAACGGTATTGGCATTGAAGACCTTGCTTTTCTCTGTTGGGCGGCTTGTCAAACACACGGTCATATTGTGCCGATTGTTTTTGATGACTTCATAAAGAAATTAGTCTCATTGGAAATCGTAAGCGAGGACACAGACCGCCCTTTCTCCGAGGCACCTACCGACATTCCCTAGCGGCGGTGCTAATAGCCACAGGGTTCTGGCCACGTGAGATAGAGTTCACAACAGATGACCTCTCGACAGTCATAAAGATGATTAACGAAAGTCGTAAAAAGTAATGGCCACCAATGTTGTAGAAGTTCTAGGTCTAAAAGAGGCTCTTAAAGAACTGAACGATATGGACAAGAAACTGCGCCGGCAGATTACTCGAGACTTCAAGCAGATTGTCCAGCCCGTTGTTGGCAAAGCAGAATCAATGCTTCCTCAAGGGCCGCCGTTGTCTGGCATGGCTCGGTCTTGGAAAGGCAAGTCTGGCGCTGACATCATGTCTTGGAACGACACACGTGTACGCAAGAACATCAAGGCATTTACCAGTGGCAAAAAAGTCCGTGATGCGCCCGGCGGCTTTAAACAAAACCTTGGAGTCTTTGGCATTCGCTGGTTAGGGCCTCAAGCAACTGCCCTAGATATGTTGGCTAAAGGCACAATGGCTAACAACCTCACAGACCGCTTTGGGCCGCCATCTCGTATTATTTACAGGGCTTATGAGTCGTCTTCTGAGAAGATTCAGCAAGACGTCAAAGACCTAGTCAATAAAGTAATGAAACTAACTAACAACGCTATGAGGATTTGATGAGTGTAATTCTCAACATCGTGTCGGCCTTTGATGAGAAGGGCATAAAAAAAGCCCAGAAGGCCTTTGCCCAACTCGAGACCACAA